ATGTGCAGTCGTGCAGGAGAGTATCAACAGTTTGATATTTGGCCTGATGAGTACGAAGAATGGCGCCACGAATGGTATGAAAGAGTGTATCAATATTATGATAAATTTGCATAAGTCAGAAAATTATTTTGGAACACCTATTTGTAGAGTAAATGATCCTATTATGGCCAACTCTATTAAACCCATTGCAAGAAGTATTGTTAATGATAAAGAAAACCAAACAAACATATGGGGTTATAATTGTACATATGGCACAAAAATAGAAAACCATTCAGACTTACAAAATTTTAATAAATGGGCTTTACACCAAGGTAATTCTTTTTTAGATATGTTAGGCTACGATGTAGCACAGATGCAATTTAATTTAGAAGTCTTTATCAGCGAATTATTTGAGGGAGATAGACATCCTATCCATGCACATCCTAACAGTAAAGTTAGTGGTATATTGTACCTAGATACACCTTTAGGCAGTGCAGATATAAGATTCCATGATCCTCGACCTTTTAGAAACTTTGTTTCTTACCCTAAAAAAGCAGATATAGATTATGAATTTATAGATCTTCCTGCAAAACAGGGCTGGTGTTATTTATGGCCAGCTTGGTTAGAACACGAAGTTTTATTAAATCATACAGGCAATAAAGGACGATTGGCTATTGTCTTCAATATGTGACTAAATACAATAGCAGGAGAATAAGATGGCAGTCGTACAAATATCTAGAATACAAATAAGAAGAGGACAAAAGAACCAAGGAACAGGTTTACCTCAACTTGCTAGTGGTGAACTTGGCTGGGCTGTAGATACTAGAGAATTATATATCGGAAATGGCAGTGTATCGGAAGGTGCACCTGAAGTTGGAAACACCAAAGTTTTAACACAGTACGATAATATTTTTACCCTAGCAGACACCTATTCTTACAGATCAGAAGATGAATTTATACAAACTGGTGCAAGTAGTAGCAGTCCTATACAAAGAAGTTTGCAAGACAGACTAGATGATAGAGTCAGTGTAAGAAGTTTTGGATTGACTGGTGAAACTTCGCAAGATGCAACAGCCGGTCTACAACGTGCAATCAATCAATTATTTTTAAATGATGGAATTGTTGGTGAACGTGGTAGAGTAATTTTACACCTAGAACCTGGAGTTTATAATATCAATACTGCTATTGAAATTCCTCCACACGCAACTCTAGTAGGAGCAGGACCTGAGAAAACAGTTATCAAACAAAGCACTGCTAATCCTATATTTAAAACTGTTAACAGTGATGAATTAACACCAACATACAATACTCAAGCAACTAATATTCATATCAAAGGCATGACACTTGAAACTACTCAAACAGGTATTGGATTACAGTTAGACAGTTGTAGAGACAGCCATTTTGAAAATATAGATGTTGTTGGTACATTTACCGCAGGAGATACTATTCCTACAGACTTTAGTACCGATATTGGAATTTTGATTAACAGTTTAAGCGGAAGTGTTGAAAGTAGTAATAATAAATTTGTAAACTGTAAGGTATTAGGCTTTGCTTACGGAGTAATGAGTAACTGGGATATTGATCACAATATTTTTGAAAGATGTGAATTTAACACACTTGGCAACGGTTTTGCTTTTGGAGTAGACATGGCTTTAGGTAGTGCCGCTGCTGGAACAAGCACAGGTCCAACTAATACTCAAATTACAAAATGTAAATTTATAGATATCAATAGACACGGTATTTGGATAGAAAACGGAACTTATAATACAAGTAGTGGTAATAGTTTTATTGGTGTAGGAAACGAAGCAGGCACTGAAGGTCAACCTCAGTACAGTGTGATTAATTATGCAAAATTAGGTAACGAATCAATCAATGATTACTTTGCAAGAACTGCTGCACTTTCATATAATCAATCTTACATTAACGGTACACCTTACATTCCTGAAGTAGAAGGTTTATGTAATTATGTTAATGGTTTTGAACATAAAGTAAGTATAGGACAAGGTAGTGCAATCAAAACATTTAGACTTCCTGCTGTAGCCAACCAAAGTTTTGATATAGATTACCTAATGGTTAGCAATAATTATGAGATGATACGCTCAGGTGTTTTAAATATTACTATGGATGCTTACGGAACTGCAACTGTATCTGTAAGTGATTCATATGATTATGCAGGTGATGTTGCATATGAAACCTCAATTTCCTTTGATGCAAGCATTTTAGATGAAAATGGGGACTTGACAAACGAAACAATTTCTGTTAATGTTACTAGTACAATGCCAGGTGACGATAATACAGAAATGAAATTTAAGATTAAAAACAAAAAAACAGACGCTATCTAAATGTTTCACATTTTGAAGTATGAAAATAGGTTAGCCGCGTGGCAAGAGTTTCGTGATTCTATTGAAATCGTCGAAAATCCTCTGCAACACGTTCTTGATTACTATGATCAAGCACCTCGTGTAAGTATAAACACAGATCCTTGGGATAATGCTACTTGGCCAGGACCTTGGGAACTTGTACATGCTAACCAGTATTGTAAGTTTTGTATCGTATTAGGTATATGCTATTCCTTACAGTTAACAGAACGCTTTAAGGAGTCGAACTTTGAGATACATATTGGTATAGACCGAGAAAGGTCTCGCACTGTATTTTTGTTGATGATAGACGATATCGTCATTGGTTGGAATGAAGGCTTGATAAAACGATCAGAGTTATCCACAGCTCTGAAAATCGAAAAAATATATCCAATGCCTCCACTCCAATAAATACTGAACACTAAAAACGAAAGAGGAAAAACATGTCGAACGGTAACTATATTAACATCATTAAACGAGACGGTAAAAAAGAAGCACTTAACATAGATAAAATTCATAAAGTGGTTATGTTTGCTTGCGAAGGCTTAGCAGGTGTAAGTGCAAGTCAAATTGAAATGAATGCAAATATACAATTTTACGACGGCATGGGAACGGATGAGATTCAAAGTATTTTAATACGTTCTGCAAATGATTTAATCAGTTTAGACAATCCTAACTATCAATTTGCCGCGGCACGATTGTTGTTGTATGGAACATACAAAGATGTGTTTGGCGATTACAAAACTCTTCCTCTTAAAGAAATGATAAAGTTAAACATAGACAGAGGCGTATATGATCCTGCTATTCTTGATGCATACACAGATGAAGAACTTACACGGTTAGATACCTATATGCATCATAAACGTGATGAAAATTTTACCTATGCAGGACTTAGACAGGTTGTAGACAAATACCTTTGCCAAGATAGAAGCACAGACACTCTTTTCGAAACTCCACAATATATGTATATGATGATTGCCGCAACACTATTCGCAAACTATCCAAAAGAAGATAGATTATATTATGTAAGGAGATACTACGATGCGACCTCACTTTTTAAAATCAATATCCCAACGCCCGTCATGGCCGGAGTGCGTACTCCAGTTAGGCAGTTTGCCTCTTGTGTTCTCGTTGACAGTGACGACACACTTGATTCGATCTTTGCGTCAGACATGTCCATCGGTAGATACACAGCTCAAAGAGCTGGTATCGGCATTAACGCAGGACGTATCAGAGGAGTTAACTCAAAAATCAGAGGCGGAGAAGTAGCACATACAGGTGTTGTTCCGTTTCTAAAGAAGTTTGAAGCAACAGTACGTTGTTGTACACAAAATGGTGTACGCGGTGGTAGTGCAACCACACACTTCCCCTTGTGGCATCAAGAGATTGAAGACATTCTTGTGCTTAAGAACAACAAAGGCACAGAAGACAATCGTGTGCGTAAGTTAGATTATTCTATACAAATTAACAAAGTGATGTATGAAAGACTATTAGCCGGAGGAGAAATAACTCTTTTCTCACCACATGATGTGCCTGGATTGTATGAAGCCTATTTTGGCAATGCAGAAAAGTTTCAAGAACTATATGAATCCTATGAGCGTAAAACTTCAATCAAAAAGAAAAAAATTCCTGCTATGGAATTGTTTTCAGCACTGATCAAAGAACGTGCAGAAACAGGACGTATCTATATTATGAATGTAGATCACGCAAACACTCACAGTTCATTCAAAGACACAGTTTACATGAGCAACTTATGTCAAGAAATAACACTACCTACAAAACCTCTACAGCATATTGATGACGAGAACGGAGAAATTGCCCTGTGTATTCTCAGTGCAATTAATGTAGGTGTGATTAAAGAACTAGACGATTTAGAAGACCTATGTGATTTGGCTGTAAGAGCACTTGAAGAAATTATTGACTATCAACGCTATCCAATTAAAGCGGCAGAGATTAGCACAAAGGCAAGACGTTCACTAGGCATTGGCTACATTGGACTTGCACATTATCTCGCAAAAAATCATGCCAAGTACGAACATAAAAAGGCATGGAAACTAACACACAATCTAAGTGAAGCATTCCAATATTATCTTTTAAAAGCAAGTAATCAACTTGCAAAAGAACGAGGTGCATGTGACTATTTCAACCGCACTAAATACAGTGATGGCATCCTGCCAATTGACACATACAAGAAGGATGTGGACACAGTTGTTCCGCATAAATTAAACTATGATTGGGAATCTTTACGAACATCTATCAAAGAACACGGGCTACGGCACTCAACACTGTCCGCACAAATGCCATCGGAGAGCAGTTCCGTTGTGTCGAACGCAACAAACGGAATTGAACCACCTAGAGGATACTTGTCCGTTAAGAAGTCAAAGAAAGGGCCTCTTAAGCAGATTGTTCCACAATATCAAAGTCTTAAACAACACTACACCTTGCTGTGGGACATGCCTAGCAACGAAGGTTACATCAATGTTGTCGCGGTGATGCAGAAGTTTTTTGATCAGGCCATTAGTGGCAACTGGTCATACAATCCTACACATTTTGAAGGAAATGAAGTACCTATGAGCATAATGTTACGAGATTTGCTAACTACATATAAGATGGGCTGGAAAACTTCATACTATCAAAACACATACGACTACAAGACAGATGATGATATTGTAGATGAAACAGAACAAAAACAACAACCTCTTGAAAGGGCAGAATTTACAGGCACTGATCAAGAGTACGAGGAATATTGTGAAGCATGTGCAATTTAAGGTTGACAAGCAGACCAGATCCTATTATAATATGAGACAATGAGAAAAGAGGAATACACTAATGGCAAAAACAGTTTTCAACAGAGAGAAGGTTGACTTTACCAAACAGAATATGTTTTTTGGTGAGGATCAAAATACACAGCGTTATGATGTGTTTAAGTTTCCAGTTTTTGATAAATTAAATCAAACAATGCTGGGATACTTTTGGCGTCCTGAAGAAGTAAGTCTACAAAAGGACAGAGCTGATTTTGCTAACTTTCGACCTGAACAAAAACACATCTTTACAAGTAATTTAAAATATCAAACACTGTTAGACAGTGTTCAAGGCCGTGGTCCATGCCTAGCATTTTTGCCACATGTATCACTTCCTGAACTTGAAGGCTGTATTGTTACTTGGGACTTCTTTGAAACTATCCATAGTCGCAGTTATACACATATTATGAAAAATGTTTATGCAGATCCTAGTGAAGTATTTGATACAATACTTGATGATGATAAAATTATTGAACGTGCTGTTAGTGTTACAAAAAATTATGATGCATTTACAGAAGCGGCTGACAATTACTTCCACAAAGGCAAAGGTAGCCTACGTGATGTGAAAAAGAAAATGTATCTTGCAATGATGAACGTAAACATTCTTGAAGGACTACGTTTCTATGTTTCATTTGCATGTACGTTTGCATTTGGTGAACTAAAACTAATGGAAGGTTCAGCAAAAATTATTTCACTTATCGCTCGTGATGAAAGTCAACACCTTGCACTAAGCACACACATTCTTAAGAATTGGTTACAGGGCAAGGATGATCCAGAGATGGCAAAAATTGCCAAAGAGTGTGAAGAAGAAGTTTATGAAATGTGGCGCACTTGCGTCAACGAAGAAAAGGCTTGGGCAAACTATCTGTTCAAAGATGGTTCAATCATCGGATTGAACGAAGCACTACTCCATCAATATGTAGAGTATATTGCAAACAGAAGACTTAAAGCACTTGGATATAAAACTATATTTGATGCACCTGTTAATACTAACCCATTACCGTGGACACAACACTGGTTAAGTTCATCTGGACTACAGGTTGCTCCACAAGAAACAGAAGTCGAGAGCTATATCATTGGCGGCATCAAACAAGATGTTAGTTCAGACTCTTTAAAGGACTTTAAATTATGAGCATAGAAATATGGGGCAAGCCTGCTTGTCCAAGTTGTATGAAAGCAAAGCAACTATGTGAGACAAGAAAACTTGCTTACACCTACAAAGAATTAGGCAAAGACTTTGAACGAGAACAAGTGTTTGAAGAATTTCCAACAGCAAGAACATTTCCACAAATTAAAGTAAATGGTCAAGCAGTTGGCGGATATGAACAATTTGTATCACATATTGAAGAAACAAACTATAACGGAACAGGACATACATTATAATGTTAGTAGAAGCACCTTACACAGTAGGAGATACTGTGAGCATCAAATTAAGTTCAGGCGAAGAAATGGTTGCACGTCTAGAATCAGAGACAGAAACAAAAGTAACAGTTTATAAACCATTAATGCTGGTTGCACAACAACAAGGCATGGGACTAGCTCCCTACATGTTTACTGTAAAACACGACAATAAATTTAATTTAAACATGCAAAATATAATCTGTATTGCCAAAACTGAAAAAGAAATGGCAAGCAAATATATTGAAAGCACAACAGGACTTAAAGTAAACTAATGAGCATTCCGGTGCATAGAGATACAGACGCAAGAAGTTGTGGAGCAACAACAGTTGTTTCAGGACAAGGAAATGTTTATGCTAACAATCTTTTAATATCAGTTAACGGCGATCCTAATTCACATGGCGGCGGCGCTTTATCTGCTGGAAGTAACAAAGTATTCATTAACAATAAACTGGTTGTAAACCACACACCAGATGGAGCAGCTCCAGATGCATTATGTCCTCCACTTGGTGGTGACCATTGTGCTCCGTCAACAGCACAGGGTAGTTCCGATGTTTTTGTTGGTGATTAGTGGTTGACAATACTATAAAATCATACTATAATATAAAACAATAAAGGAGAATGTTATGACATTACACGATCAAATCGTACAGGCCTTTAACAATTACATCACAGAATCAGAGGCATTTGATTCAAAAGGTGTAAAGGCAGCTGCAACGAGAGCCCGCAAAGCTCTAGGCGATCTAGGTAAACTTACCAAAGAACGCAGAAAAGAAGTTCAAGAGAAAAAGAACGCAATGTAATATAGTGGCCCCTTCGGGGGCCTCTATAACTAAATAATAAAGTACGCAGTTAATAGGAGTACTTTATGTTTTGGTTAGACTACACAGTACAAAGTTTTCCTAACGGAGATTTTACAGTAAAAGGTGATTGGCCCGGAGAAGTAATGGGCATCAACAAAGATGGCAGTCGTAAAGATTATGCTTTATATAAACCAGGTGATGTTTTTGTTGTAGACGAAAATGGTAGACTGAGAAAGTCAGATCATTTATCAGCACTGATGATGAAATACGAAAATAAAAAATCAATTGACAAAGATTAAAAAAGAAGTTATAAATAGACTTTTTAACTGAAAGGATATTTATGGCAAAGTTCCAAGGTATAAATCGATCATACTCACCAAGTGATATTGAAAAAACACCTCAAGAAAAACAAAAAGAATTAGACGAAAAAATGAAAGCATTTTTAGCCAAAGGTGGAGTCATTGAAAAAGTTCCTGCGCACAAGCCTACCAAAGATCAATTAAAAAATTGGACTATATAAATCAAAGGTTGACAAAGGTTTATTTTAGTGTTATAAATACACTGTGATTGTTGACAGCATCGTATGTCACAAGAGCAGGACCCGGGTGCAATTCCCGGCACCTCCACCAATCACTTAAAACACATTCACAGAGTGTGCTTTGAGGGGGTGATGCAGGATCGACTGGCTTGTTAAGGATGAAAGAGATTACCGGGTGGAAACTCCGTTAACGTAACAAAACTACAAACGCAAACGAAAACTTTGCACCTGAAGCGTTCACATCTTTAGACATGTCTATGGACCGTGAACTACTTGCAGCTTAATAACCTGCAACTTCGCGGTATGGCTCCACCGGGCAACAGAACGGGCCACTTTCGATATAAATAATCTGTCGCAACAATAAGTAACTTGGCTGATTATAAAACATCAGCCGTTTTTTATATCGATATAAATTAAGGAAAGAGACTAAAACATGAACAAGACTATTATAACGTCTATGCTATTCGCTTTGATTGCATTTGCAGCTCCAGCAACAGCAGAAGAAAAGACTCTGGAACAGAGAGTTTCAGATCTAGAAGCAAGTGCTCCTAGCTTACCAGCAGGACTATTTGTAAATGGTGAGTTAGAAATCTATTACGATGACGATACTTACACAAGTGATATTGATTCACGAGCAGAGATTATCACAGGACTACAGAGTGATATTGATGCAGGTCCATTAACATGGGCAGGTGGTAGTGCAAGATTTGATTCGCACTACTCACTAGACACAACACTAAACAACACAGTTGTTGAAAAGCAAATGGGTTTAGGTGTAGGTAACACAAGAATTTATTTAGGTGAAACAGATGCACAGCGTTTGGGATTTGCTAAAACTCCAAAAATTGGTGTGCCTTTGATTATTACAGAATCAAACTCAAGAATTGATCACAACGAAAAAATGGTAGTAACCTTTGGTGGTTGGGATAACAACAACGAATTTGACTTTGATACACACTCAATGAACAGAGACTTACCAATTGGTGCAAGCATTGGTTATGATGCTAATACAGAAAAACTATATGCAGGTGCAACTGTGAGCCTAATGGGCCTTGCAGAAGTATCATACATGCAGATTGGTGACAAAGATGGTATAACAGATTGGGACAACAACCAACAGGGTTATGCTATTGGTACAAGCCTATACCGTTGGGACATTCCTGTAGTACTAGGTGTAGAAATGTGGGACGACAAGAACACAGGAACTTACACCAAAGAAGATAGAATGGACTATGGTGTGATGTACGGTCTAACAGACGAAGTACAATTAGGTTGGCATCGTGTTGAAAATGATGACCTTGGTACCAACGGTGACTATCTAAGTGCTGTTTATACACAAGGACCAGTTGAAATGGGTGTTTACTATCATATGACAGAGAGCCAGAACTTAGGTACTGGTGTGATCACTGAAAACGATGATTCAATGAAAGCATCTATCAAATACAAGTTCTAAATTTTTTTATAATACCACAAAAGGCCCTTCGGGGCCTTTTTTATTGACTAAATACTGTTGAGACAAGACAGTAATAAGAACAAGACGCAGAAGACATAACAACCTCCCGCCCTAATATTAGATACAAACTTCCTCAAATATAAACACGAACAAGGAAAAACATGAGTAATCAAGGAACAGTAAAATGGTTCAACGCCACAAAAGGCTTTGGATTTATTGCGTGTGAAGATAAAGATATCTTCGTACACATTTCAGCATTAGAAGCCGCAGGCTTACATTCGTTGAATGAAGGCGATAAGATTATGTTTGACACACAAGATGGCCCAAAAGGTCCTAGTGCTATAAACTTATCAATAGCTTAGTATATACTAATTAAATAGGCTCTTGTTAATGCAATGAGCCTATTTTTTTGACTAAATACTGTATCGTTCGTGCAATAGCATGGAAGTAGGCGTAAGCTGAAGGAACGCACCTAACCACTAACTAGGGAGGGTGATATGAACTTTAAATGGGATCTTAGGAAACTGTTTGCTGACAAAAGCAGAAAAGAATCTGCGATTGCACAACTGAGAAAAAGAAGCAAAGACAGCATAGCAAGACCTAAAGCAGAAAAAAACATACTATCTAAAGACAAACGTATGCAGGGCATCTAATATATGTGGGGGTGTAACTCCCCCACACTACTACAATGAAAAGAAAAACAAATTATCAACGACAATCTCCTAGTGATATTCGTAAAAAGATTATAGAAGATTTAAAAAAAGAATCTGACGAAATAAAACGAGAGCTTCTTAGACAGCGTCTACATCAC